ACAGATATCAACCTCATCAAATATTACCCCCTTATGTTTAATAGCATCCTCATAGGGTATGCTAGTTAGTGGTTGACCCCCTCTACTCCCATCGGGGTAGCAGGTAAACCCTCTTAATCGGGGTGCATACTTCGCTAATGTCTTAGCAAAGGGGAGTATTAACTCCTTATTATTCCCCTCCGTACCCCACTTAGGCAGGTTAATCGTACTGCTTATAGCCTGATCAACATAGTCCTGTATGTCAGCCTGAAACTTTATTCGTCTCTCATAATCCCCGGCTAAATCTAACGCGCTCTCTATACGGTGTGGTTTCAACCCATACTCCTGTATCATATGCTCTGCAACAGCATCCACAACATACTCATATCTCCATCTAGTACCATCTGTTAGGTATCTCCTCTTGTATGCTACCCCAAATAGAGGTTCAATACCAGTAGTAGTGCAAGCAAGAATGCCAATGGAACCAGTTGGAGCGATAGCGCGAAAAGCAACAGGGTGGGATATAAACAGGTGATCACAATGCTCCTTACCCGCTCTCTCACTCTCATCTCTGTACACCTTTAACCATTCGTGTAACTCCTCCGTAACATTATATCTTCCTCCTCGTTTAAGGAGCCATTCGTGGACTCCCATAAGACCCAAACCCAATCGCCTATTCCTTTCTCGCACCTCCGCCACTTTCCCATATGGCAACTCTGCTCGAATAGTACCGCAGACAAGGAACTTCGTGGCAAGCGTAACCACATCTCTGAATTCATCCTTACTCTCAATATTTCCAAGATTCACACTCCCTAAATTACAAACATCACTATCATCTTTACTGGTAACCTCTGTACAGGCGTTGCGTAATGTCTCATCCTCCTTACCATTAAAATTAAATGAGAACCCTGGCTCACCTGTCTCTAATGCTTGAGTCACATTCTGTAAAAATGTCTCTGTTAACCTATCCTCCCCCTCCAGCCACTCCGTATCATAATTAACAGAGATATTGGTCATATCAAGTGGGGCGGGGAAGTTAAAGTTATCCGCCTTTACATCTTTTAGTGTGTACTTATCTATTACATTCTTATTATGCCAATCTTTAACTGATAGGAAGGTTGGAATATCCTCATGTTTCCAATTTAAACTGGCGTACAGTGCGGATCTCCTGCTCCCACCCTGCATAACATTCCTACCTATCTCATTCATAATCTGCATGAGTGGGATTGGACCTGATGCAATCCCTCCTGTCCTCTTTAAGCTCCTCCCTTCTGGTCTTAGCCGGGAGTAATCCACACCTATACCTCCACCTACCATTAGACAATTCGTCCCTCTCTGAGCAAGAGAACCCCATTCCTCCCTACTATCATCCTCTGCTCTGAGCAGGAAGCAGTTGTTATAGAACTTTGCCTCCCTACCACCATAATAAATATACCTCCCACCCGGTAGGAACTTCTGCTCCGTCATCATATTTACTAGCTCTGCTCTATCCTCATCGGACATCAATGCTCTCTGTGTACCCTCTCTTGTTCCACAGACATCATCAATAATGGTCAAGCAACGCTGATGCCAATTCTCGTTTTGATGTAGGGCATACTTCTGTTTAAAGATATTCTCTGCGAAGCTATTTTTAAATTCCTTTTTCATTCTTTTCCTCTTGGTAGTCTAGCCACGCATCCTCTGTATTGATTGGTGTTATTCTCCTCATCTGTTTCTTCCTGCTTATCTCCTTCTTAGGTTTATAAACCCCATGGAAGAGTTGCTTTTCCAGATTACGCTTCTCCCATAGAATTTTCGCCTGATGTCTCATTATTATTACCCTCCGTCTCTTCAAATTTATCGTAGTTTTCTTCAACTTTATCTTTAAATCTCTCTAATATCTCCTCCGAGGTTATTTGCAGCACCTCTACCAGTAGGTCTGGATCATATCTCTCTCCCACTATCTCAATTAATTCTTCTATAGTTAAGCTCATTTTTTCTTTTTTCGTATTGCTTTAAGACTAAACGATACAGCCTCCTCGCCTTTAGGTACGATCTCCTTAGTTGCAGTTAGCAAGTATACTCTGTTATCATCAAAAGAATATTTCTTTTGTAGTATATCCAGAAAGGGTTTAATGAAGTTATCAATATCTGCTCTTGGATTACTATAATGCACTATTAAATCTAGCTTTAAGTTCCCCCTCTTAGCTACTTTAATATTAGGTAGAGCCGCTAACAGCTCCTTCTCATATTTCCTATAGTCATAGGTTTTGGAGCGTGTACCCCGATAGGTTCTATTCGCACTTAGAGGTTTAACCTTAACCTTGTTCAAAATGAAATACTTCCAGTACCTTGGGTTGATTATTAACTTCTGTTAGGTACACCCTCTTCCGACTATACTGGAATATTCTCAAGCCTCTACCATTATTAGCATCTTTCCAGCAATCGAATTTATGATTACAATAAGAACAGCCTACCTCCAACTCCTCATTACCTAGCTTATCTATCTTAGTCTCGTAGCATCTCTCTGGAGGCTCTTCCATATCATATAAAGCCTGCGCCTCCATTAGAAGCTCATACGCATTTGGTTTATCTTTATCTTCTGGTTGATGAAAGCATATATTACCAGAGACTTTATCAACAGCGAGGAATCCACTACCCTCTGTACCTTCTGCTGTCTCATATGCAGTTAACTGGGGGATGTAACCAAAGGCATCATCATAATGAAGAGTACCATCTTTAAACTTTTTAAAGCCGTAAGGACTAGCACTCTTTACATCTACTACTACACCATCTATCTTACAATCCATATGTCCTTTAACATCATCATCTAGTGTGACCTCCTTCTGTTGATCTGTAACCTTATGTCCAGACAGGGTTGCAAATAACAGCGCAAGCTCCTCAACCAGATGACCATACATGAATTTAAGTATTACGGAGCCAGGTAAAGCCTCACCTTTATGACCATGTATTCTGTACCATAGCTTTCTCTTGGGTTGACCTATATTACTGAAGCGAAGTTTAGTCTCATCTTGTAAGCCTCTATTCAAGGCTTGCTTTATTACCTCACCACATTTCTTACCAAACTCATCTATTATTGCGGGGTTATATTCCACCTTCTCCCCCTTACCTATTTGATCGAGATAAGATAATATATCTTTTGCTACTGTAGTTACTTCCATTACATTCTCCTTGTTGCTAGGTGTGTTAATGTGTTTGACTCCATGAGTGACCTATGCTATACTCCCCTCCTAGTGGGATTTTTAAGTCATAGTTTTCTCCAGCCTTAATAATAGCCTGTATAGCCTCCCTCCCCAGCTGTTCCTCATACCCCTTCTCCACCTCCATTTGGATCTCATCATGGATGTTCCCTACAAAGTAACCTTTCTGATCCTTGATTATATCACTTCCGCTTAAATAAGTCAATGCCCTCTTCATAATGATTGCACCTGCGTTTTGCAGTAGTAGATTTAATGAAGAGTGCGGGGATCGAGGGTAAAGTTTTCTTCCATCCAATCCCTTAATATATCCTTTTTTGGTAGCGTATCTAACTGCTCTTGCAAGTTTTTCAAGTTTAGGTAGAGCAAGGAGAAATCGTTCTCTAAGTTTTGCTCCATCATATGTAGTACCTTTAATAATTTGTCCCAGCTTTCCATCTCCTGCACCGTAGATGAAGGCATAGATGAAAGTTTTAGCTTTGTCTCTCGTATCAATTCCAGCAAGTCGCTGATTATAGGTATGTATATCTCCATTAAGTATCTCATTTGTAAAATCCTTATCATTAATATAATGTGCCAGCATGCGGAGTTCTAAACCACTAGCATCACAGCCTACTAGAATATTCCCCTCCTCTGCTATCCAGAGTTCCCTACACTCCGTACCCCACTTAGAATAGTTTGCTGGTATTTGTGCCATGTTAGGCGAGAAGTGTGTCATTCTTCCTGAGATAGCTCCACAACTATTTACTTTACCGTGTACCCTCCCATCTTTCTGTACCGCATCTACCCATGCGTTAATCATTACAATTCTTTTAGCAATTAAAAAGAAATCTATTAATAGTTTAGCTTCTGGAATATCAATGGTCTTTAATATTGTCTCATCTATCTTAACATTCCCCTTCTCTGTTAGTACTGTAGGTTCCCAGCCTAGCATTTTCAGTCTTTCAACTATTTGCTGCCGTGAGGCGGGGTTAAAAACCTCTTCCATCTCCCTATAATAACCTTGCTCATCCTTCTTTAAGTTTTTATGAGCATTATATAATGAGCCATCCTTTTTATATTTAACATATACATACTCTTTTGTAATTAGTGGGGGGAAAATCTTTTGAAATTGCTCATCCAGTTCATCTTTAATTACAGTTAGTTGAAATAAGAGGAGCATTGCCTTCTTCTCATCTATCTTCCATCCCCGTCGTTCCTGCTCTCCCATGATTTTTGCAACATCATGCTCAAGCTGTATGCTTTGTTTGCTAAACCCATAAATATCTCCCCTAAGCCTTTGAATAACCCGCTCAGAAAGAAGCACGTCTCGTATACAATACTGTACCATATCATTTGAAAGCGATTTAAAATCATCATGTTCTCCTTTATTAAAGTCACATATAACCCCCCAATTTTTAAGGGAGTGTCCTCCATCTCTAGCTGGACTAGCCAGTCGGGATAGTACTAATGTATCTATTATCTTTCCATCCCAATTAAAATCCCATAGTCGTGATAGGACAGGAAGATCATAATTAATAATGTTATGTCCGATAAGCTCCGTCACCCCTGTTTGTTTAACCCAAATCTTCCATGAATCCGCATCAAAGAATTGATGTGTTAAACCTTCATCTAATGTTTTAGCACAGAGGACAAATATCTTTGTCGGTTCTAATCCATCTGCCTCTAAGTCAAATATTACTCTCATCATTTATCCTCTTTTGGTTGTTCATTGTATCATCTCTTGTAAGATATGTTTAATTACATCTACTGTGAAGCCATTACCTAAAAGTTTATACCGCTGTGTATTAGACACACCTGAGGTATATCCATCAGGTACTGTCTGCAATCTTTCGCACTCTAAAGGCGTGAGTTTGCGGTAAGTTGGATGAGTAATAACAACATTATCTTTTTGTACTGTTGTTAAAGTTCCACTTTTTTTATCTAGTCTAGGCTCTAATCTTTGCTCTGCTTTTAAGTCTGGGTTGTAGTCATCACGCTTACCTGTATTGGGATTAATCTTTCTACCAACAATACGACCACATAAAACCTTTGGCTCTCTATGACTGTACGGTCTTTCAACATAACCATTAGAATATCCATGAGTACCAGCACACAAAGTTGCTGTTTTATCTCTATGAATGGTGTTTGCTTGTGATTTGTAATTAGGATTTAACTGGTCTCCACCTTTATAACCATCAAGCAAGTGTTGCCCTACGTTATACTCATCATTTACAACATCTTCAAGAATATCCTTTAGAACAATGCCTTTGTCTTTAGGTTGTTCAATGCCTGCTATATTTGTCCAATACAATCTCACTCGATTCTGTGCTGAGACAAGTGCTGAATTAATCATCACGGGTTCAACACCTAAATACTCACTGATAATCTCTTGGTATTCTTTTTTCATTCTCACATTCTCAAGTAAGAAATACTTTGGCTTACACTCTCTTAGCAATCTAACAAACTGAAAGAATAAGGCAGAACGTGGATCGTTAAAGTTGAGTTGCTTACCTGCAAATGAGAACCCCTGGCAAGGTGAGCCACAAATTATCAAATCAATCTTTGGTAAATCTTTTCCTTTTACTTCCGTAACGCTACCTATCTGTTTAGTATTCGGGTAGTTTTTTTGCGTCACTTTTATGGCGTACTTGTCAATCTCACTCGCATAATAGTTATCTACCTTAACACCTAGTTGATCTAAGGCTATTTGACCACAGGACATCCCATCAAATAAACTTAATACATTCATTATATTTCCCCCTCAGTTAACCTACCAGTATTGAGATCATAAAACAATTGGCAACCTACCCCTGTTAATCCTGCAAAGCGGTTCTTTAGTACTCTGACAGTGGTGGTATGCCGTATCACCATATCATCAGCCTGTCCATTCCTCTCTAAACCTATGACCATATCAGATAATTGACCAATTGCAGCAGTACCCCGCAGTTGTGCTAGGCTGGTGACAGCCCCATCCTCATGTCCTTGTGATGATGGTCGGCGGAGATGGGAGACAAGTATTAAACCCACGCCTGTCTCCTGTGTGAGCATTGCCAGCTTCGTCATAATCTCATCTAATGCTCGACGCTCATCATTATTCCTTTGATCACTTACGATAATACTTATGTGATCCAGGAAGATCCACTTACAATCAGAACCATTTGCAAGATTTCTTATAACACTTACAATAGTGCTTATATCTGCTGATCCCCAGCTATCATATAAGAATAATCTACCTGTACCTAGAGTAGAATCAAATGCTGATCGCATAGTGCCATCATCAACCTCTACTCCTGGTAGGTGTAATGGTCTGTTAACCTCTAATGAGAGCATATCTAAGCCTGTCTTCTTTATATTCTGCTCCATGAATAGTAAGCCTATGTTATCCTCTGTATCTTGTAAGAGGTGGTAGACTAGCTCCTTTATAAAGCTACTCTTCCCCAACCCAGTACCAGCAGAGATTGTTATAAGCTCCCCCTGTCTCATACCATATGTTAAAGTATTTAAATCCTCCCACGGGTAGGGTACGCATGGTGTGGTATCCTCTTCTGTGATGAGCTCCCATAGTGAGGAGCCTTCTACTATACCCTCTGGTGTATATGGTTTAGCACTCCACCACTTATCAATAAAATCTTTTCCCGCCCCCTTTATTAAATACTCATTGGCATCTTTAAGTGCTAGGCTCACTATACGAACTTTCTTGGGTGGTAGTATCTCTGCAACTTTATTAGAGGCGAGCCGTCCAGCCTCATCATTATCAAAGCATATAACTATGTGTTCAAAGTTATCCAGAAAATCAAGATTACTCTTTATACTTCTTAATGCGGAGGGTGCACCATCTCTAATAGAGACGACAGGGAATTTACTACCTAGCA